TTTATTTCTATTGAAGATAAAAAACTTATAGCCATGACATTTTATTCTTTGTTTGCAATATACATATTTTAAAAAAAAGGGGAAACACTAAATTCTAGATTTAAATGCTCCCCCTTTAAATTCTACTTTTTATTATCCTACAAGTTGCATTACTACTGTAATGTTATTTGCACCCAAATTAGAAGTTGCAGCAAATGTTATAGTTCCTGAAGCTTGATTCGCAAGAACATCCATATATACTTGAGTTCCTTTAGCATCATAGGTTTGAATAATCCAAGGTCCGTTAGCTAATCCATGAACTGCTGATGTAATATCAAAAGTATTTGTATTAGTTGCTGGCCAAGTACCTGTGTATGATCTTTTAGATTGAGCACTTGCTAATGTTGCTGGAGTTACATATCTAAATGTATCTGTTCCTGTATCTACTTCAGCTTGTGTTGCAATCTCTGTAACACCAACTGATCCTGTTGCAGCATTAGGTAATGTTCTTGTAGTTAATGTTTCTACAACACCATCAGTTAAACTAATTTGATCAATTACATCAACACCACTTGTATTAATATCTGTATCAATACCAATAATCTTATTGAATGTACTTGCTAGTTGAGCATCACTAATTCCACCTGCTTTAACAGTAATGAATCCAGTTGCTGTACCAGCAAAAGTTGCACTACTAAATCCAGCAACACCTTTTTCAGTTGCTCCATCTGTAGCACCTACACCCGCAATGTTTTGATCTTGTATTACTATAGCATAATCTGAAGCTGCAGGATTAGAACTTGCTGCAATTGTTTGATTAGCATAAATTGTATCACCAACCTCTACGGCTACCGTACTTCCCCTAAATGTTATAGTACCATCTTTAGTAACAACAAAGAAATCTCCGGTTGTTAGTGCAATGTTACTTGCTCCTGCTATTGCTGGTGAGTTTGCTGATGCATCATATCCACCTTGGAATACACCAACTCCGGCTACAAGTGCTTGTACTTGTCCTAAGTTAACTGCATCTTTTGATGCTGTACCATTTGCTAGAGATGTAAGTTTGAAAGATGCAAAGTCTAAATCAGCAAAAGGTGCCTCAAATAAAGATAATGAAACCTTAGCTAGTGGATGTTTAACTGTTTCACCTTTACCACTTGATATATCTTGTATTAATATTAAGTCATCTCTCTTTGGTGCTTGTGCCATTGCTGGAGCATCTTCTATAAGACCAGCTATACCATAATCAACTTCAACTGTACCTGTAGCTGTAATTGTTCCACCTGTAAGACCTTTTCCTGTAGCAACACTTGTTACTGTACCAGTTGTATAAGTACCTAAAGTTAAATCACCACGTACTACTTGAGTTGATGAACCTGCTCCAGCAATATTAATTGTACCTGAAGTAGTAATTGGTCCACCTGTAATTGTTAATGCATTACCTGTTTCTGTTATTTCAATACTTGTTACACCTGAACCAGAATCATTAACCCACTCTACTACACCTAATGCGGAAACAGCAAGTCTTTGCCCACTTCCACCAATTCCTAATGTAGCTAATGAATTTGCACCGTCTGCAAATAATATATCTCCTTTGGTATATGCTGCTAATCCTGTACCTCCATTTACTTCGTTTAATGTACCAGCTAGAGTAATTGTTCCACTACTTGTAATTGGACCACCACTTGTTGTTAAACCAGTAGTTCCACCACTAACATCAACAGAAGTTACAGAACCTGCACCTGCATTAATATAACTTGCTACTTGAGATAAGTTTGCATATTTAGCATTGCTATCTGTATCATCAGAAAATAAAATTTTATCATCCGCAACTAAATCAATAGCTGTTCCATTAGCAGCTGCTAATACAACGTTGTCTACTCCTGCATAATCTACTGCTAAACTACCAGATGCAGTAATTGCACCCCCTGTTAAACCTGCTCCAGATCCTACAGAAGTAACTGTACCATCTTTACCAAAGCCTGGCATCTTATCAATTGTAGTCTTGTAGATAACATCATCTGCTGCAGCTGAAAACCATAAATAGTCTTCTGATGCTGGACCTTGTGAAGTTGCTTCTAAGATTGCATTCTTTGAAGTTGTATATTGAATACCTACTGTAGGTGTTACTGTTGCTGTACCAGTTATACTAATACCAGTACCTCTTTTTACTTCTGTTACTGTACCAACATATTGATCAGCTGAGTTAATAGTAAATGTAGAACCAGCACGTGTTACTGTGGTTGTACCTGTACCTGTATATACTATTGCATCAGTACTAGCTGGATTAGAAGCAACTAAATTTAATGTTGCTGTTCCGTTACCAGATCCTGTTGCTGTTAAGTCATAGGTTGTGTTACCATCTGCACCTGTTGTTATATCTACCCAAGCAGAACCATCATATAATTTTAGTTTATTTGTACCAGAGTTATAATAGATTTTACCTGCAATTCCTGACGGGTCAGCGCCAAGAGGCTGAATGATCACATTTTGTATTTGATTATCATTCAGATTTAAATTTCCTTGGACATTGAGTCCCGTTAAAAATTGTACTGCCATTTTGTTTTATTTATTTGTTATTTATTTGTTATTTATTTAATTTAAAAAGACGCATCCTGAAAAGGAAGCTGCAAATGTTATTCTTAATTGTTGTGAACTTATATAATCCACGTTACCTACTACTACTGTATTTGCACTATCAACAACTGTAACTGATGGAAAACTTCCTAAATTATGTGTTACAGTCCATATGCTAGATGCACTTTCATAACATTGTGTATATGTTCCTTTATCCTCTATTATTTCTTCTAAATCTAATATTGTGCAAACACCTGTAGGTGTTTCTGGGCAACTTATACTAGCTTTAAGATTTACTTTTGCTAATGGCTCTACAAATACACCTGGTGTTTCTGTTGCTACTACAAGCTTATTGCTTATAGAGTTTTGCCAATCACATATATCTTTTTTTAATGTTGCACTTACAAAATCTGTATAGCAGCATGCTTCAATACCAAACTTAACTGACTTGAAATTAGCATAAGCTTGATTAGCAAAATTTTGCTCAATCTTAATTTCTTTCATTAAGGCAACATTGCTTACCTGATTTGCATTTGTTATTTCTCTTGTAGTACTCATTATTTAGATTTCAAATCCATAATTTTTTGTTGTGCAAGTTGTCTACTTAATGTATTTGTTGATGATTGTTTAACAGGCTTGCATGACTTGCATACTGCTGCACCATTTTCATCATATGCCTTTTGACATCCACAAGTAAATCTTCTTCCACATACATTACAGTTACTCATAACTAATTGGTTTATGTTATATTATTTTGAACCACAATTCCCATTAGGGCATGTAATTTTATTTAATCTTTGCTTTGCATAATTATATATCTGCATCCCTTGTGCAGGTGATTGACAGTATTCTACATTTGAAACTGCAGCATCTATCATTGTTCTTATATAACTCATTTCAGAAAGTAATTCAGCTTTATCAGAATCAGGTTGACAAGGATGTACATCTAAATCACATAATACTTCATAATACTGAGATAATAATTTTGTTACTCTCAAATGATTATATTCAACATACACCTTTGAATTTGGTGATACACTGTATCTGATAATGTATATACCGTCAGGGATATTTTGTTGTTCTGTACCACAATTCTCTGATTGTAAAGCAAGTGTACATGCAGTTAAACACATGTCAAAATCTTTATCTACTTTTATAAGTACAGGCACAGAGTAACCTGGCAAAGTAATAAGCAACTCCTCACATTCAACAGCAAGGTTCTCAGAATACTGACTTGTATCTTTTATACATAACAAATTACAATTAGATACTGTTGGTATTTCAAGGCTTAAAATATGTCTGTTTGCCATTTTTGTTTTATTTATAAATACTATATAAATAATATACAAAAAAATCTAGACAATATAAAATAAAAAGGGCAGGAGATTTCTCTCCCACCCTTATTAATTAACAAACTAACTATTTACTAATTAGTAGTCATTTTGGTCAAATGCTAAATTGTTGCCATTATCAGCTGCCCAATCTTGCAATAATTCCATAAATGCAACCATTTCAGATTGTGCTGTTGTATCACTACATTTTACATATACTTTGTAAATATACTGATCATTATCAAATACTCCAGTAGGATTATTGAATCTTGGTACAGAATGCTGAATGTAATATGCTTTGTATGTTGAAGATCTATCAACAGCAGCTAAGATTTCATCAGACATTTCAATTTCTCTGATTCTAGCACTGTCAGCATTTCCTTGGTTATAAGGAGATTGACGGTATCTTTCAGATAAAATTAATTCTCTAATTACTTCTTCACCTTGTGTTTGTTGCATAGAACCTGGTGTTGCTGTAGCAACTCCACAATCATTACATGGGTTTCCAGTTTCATCAAGTAAAGAAACAAGAACTTCTACTGGCTCAGCATTAAAGTGATCTCTTGTGTCAAAAGAACAATTTCCAAATACTGTGTCAACATAAGCTCCTACAAAATTAACTTTTACAGATACTGCTTGAACACCAGTTGGATCAGTTGATGGAACATATGTTCCGTCTAATGCTTGTGCTATAGTAAATGTAGTTGTTGTAGCTACTCCTGCTTCTGTAACAGTTACATCTACACCACCACCACTTTTCTCAGCTACAAAAGGCTTGATTAATGGATCTGCTAATACCATTTGAGCCATTGTTGCAGCTACTAAAACTGGATCAATATACTCTTGTCCTTCAACGCAGCAAATATTTGCTGAATCTCCAATTGCATAAGCATTGTGATTTAAAAATCTTAATGCAGGTGAACCCTTTACATCAATTCTCATAAATTGTGTTTTACCACATGGTGCACAATCAGATGCTAAAGATAAACTAGCTGTTGCTTGTGATGCAGTTAAACATGCTGCTGACCATAATCTAGTAATATATCTAGGATTAATTCCTTTTGATTTTACTGATTCTTTGTAACCACCATGACCAGGGTTATTTCCAATTGAATCTTTAGTATAGAAAGAACCTTGTACTACATAAGCTAAATCTCCTGCTGCAGGAGTTGCTTGACCTGTAATATTTAGTGACTTCCAATCTTTGCCATCAACTAGAGCTAACTCACCTGCGGTAAGTGCACTTGTTGCAGTACTACCAGCCATATCAACTGATGATGCTACAAACGTTTTTTGAAACGCATTATTAAAATATGCCATAATAAATAAAATTGTGTGAGGACCATTACCCTCACTGGTTATAAAAAAAGATTTCTACAGTTTACTCTGTCCGTAACTTTCTTGTTACTATAATAATATACGCTTTTTTAAACTAAAAACATAAATTAATTATTTTTTTCTGCAGATTGCATTCCTCTTTGCTGCTGATACATATTTTCAATATCACCTGCAATTAAAGCAGCTGTATCATCAAGGATTACTTCTACTAAATCATCTTTAAATTCACACTGAACATTTACAGGACTTACTTGTCCATTATATGGATTTACACATCCTTCTATTTGCATAATAGTTGGTTGTCTATAATAAGTAAGAACAGGATTTACAATATCAAAATTTCTTTTGTATATCCTTATTGTATTATTAATCATTGTGCAGAATGTCTCTCCCCATTCAAAATCAGGGTTTTTAAGAGGGTCTCTCATAATGAGTGGTACATTTGCTTCTTCAGCTAAATATACTGTCATAGACCTAGGTGTACAACAATCATCTTTGGCTTGTGTTGTCACCCTCTTAAATTCCATATATTGGTTTACGGGAAAGTTGTCTGTTTCAAAATAATCTGGAAAATCATTACCCGTTAAAGATAATTCAATAAGAAGTGGTTGTAAATCATCTATTCTTCTTTTAGATAATTCATCCCCTTCTTTATACATATTACCTCCATGTAAGTTTCTTCTACACCATTCAACTTGAGCTTTATTAAAAGCTTCAACAAATTGCCAACATTCAACATTGTCAAAGTCTTGACTATCTAATTTGTTTAGACGCTGCTTTAGTTTTACAAGTAGAGTATTATTTTCCATTTTTTATTTTTTATGAATTCCAGTATGGTTCAACTTTTTGCATTAAAGATAATAATGTTTCTTCATTTTTAGGATCCATTAAGAATGTTAAACACTCTGATGGTGATTTACCTAGTCTTACTCCACTATCTAAAGGCTCAATCCATCCACCTGCTTTTGTAGCTAAAAATCTATAAAACAATGCATCTTTAACAAGAGCTCTTAGTTTTATTTCTTCCATTGATAATGTTGCAACATCTAGGAAGTTCTGAGCTGCTCTTTTCTTATTTGATTCACTACCATGTCCTTGAACGTAATCATCCATGTTCTCATATAGTATATCATTAGGTGTTGATTTAACATACTGTACACTATTCACATCACATATTTTAGAAACATACATCAACTTTGTTGGATTACTATCAAACATTGTTTGTAATTCTACTAATGCTTTATTTCTAACTTTTGTTAATTCAGTTCTTGTAGTTAATGATTCTTCTAAAGTATCTAAATAAAACTTAACTCCTTTAGGGCTAGCCTTAGCATCTTTTAAAGATTTAGCAACAATAGAAAATCCTCCCGCCTTAATTGCATGAAGTTTAATTCTATCATAAGGGTCCATTTCTGGATCTAAAAATACTGGTTCATTACCACATCTCATACTAATCTTGTCCCAGAACTTATCATTATTAGGACTCATAATAGTTAATTTATTCCAAAAGTCTTTATCTTCTGGATCAACTACATTAGCAGCAAGAGATGCTTCTAATTCAGCAACTACTGATCTAATTTCTTTAATCTTAGCTTTCTTTTCTTTTGGTGCTAGCTTTTTTACTTCAGGTGCAAATTCATTTAATCCTGTTACATATCTTTTAACACCGTTCATTTCTAAACATGCTAAAGACTCTTCATGGTATACTCCATCATGCAATGACAGACCATACTTTTCTAATCCCATGTTTTCTCTATTAGGATTAAAAAATGGACGTACAGCAACAGTTTGATTTTTATTCTGTTGATACTTTTCTACAATAGTGTAATCACTCATCTTTGTTTTTGGTTTTAATTAATAATTATTACTCACAGTCAAAAGTACATATTTATGTACATTTATTATTACTAATTTCTAAAGCAAGGTTTTACCCTTGCTAAAGTTTTTTGACTTTTAAACAACTATCTTCAAAGCTCCTGTAGTGTGATATATATCACCTTTTGCTAAACCTGCAGCAATTGCTGCTGCATTATCTGCATGGTCTCTAGCTAAGATGTCTTTACCAACAGCTTTAGAAGCAAGTATTTTTGAAACACTTGAATTTGAAAACTCATATGTTTTATTTTGTCTTTTAATATCTAGTGCCATGATTAGTTATATTTTAAAGGTTAAAAATAAAAAGGGAGGAGGTATTAGCCCCTCCCCTTTAATTATTGTTCTTAGAATGATCCTCCTGTTACAGGGTTTCTCATTACAATTTTAAGAACTTTGGTTGGATCCTTAACCCATATAGCTGGCATGGTCTGAGTCATATATACTCTATATCCATTAAAGTTACCAGAAGATGCAAACCCTTGAGTTCTTCCCATGTAGTCCATAGTACCATTTTGGTAGAACCACTTAAGTTGATTATCCCAAGAAAGTTTCAACAAGTGAATGTTGTCATTTCCTTCATCAGTAACATCAAAGATAATAAAGCTATATGAACTTAGAGGTCTTCCGTCAATTAATGGATTCTCAATGTCATTAGTATTTAAGTTATCAAATGCTGGATTCAATACAAACTTAACGTTAGCTAAGAATGGAATAGTAAAGCTTGTGTAAGCAAAACCATAATCTAAATCCATACCAGAACCTTTAACGGCTCCTATATCAGATGCATTTTGAACTAAACCAGAACCATACACTTCATCAGCAATTGCTTTGTTGATTAATTGCATACCACCAATACCTGTTTGTACAACAAGTGATCTTTGTGGGTCTGGCCCTTTAAATTCAACTTTACCTTGGTAGAAGTTGTAAAGCTCAGACTTAAACATATCAAGAGTAAATGATGACTTGTTGTATACTCTTTTGAAAGAGTTATCTAACTGTGACCATAAACCTACAGATAATCTAATATCATCTGGTCCATCTTGCTTAATTCTACCACCTTTACCCCACATAAGGTAAGTCTCAATATCTGTAGCAATTTTAGATAAGTGTGCTGCTTCCATATTTGTAATGAATGTTCTTGTCAAACTTCCATTTTCAAATGCTTCTCTAGCACCAGCTTTACCCATATTAGCTACTAATCCTTCAATACTAGGTACAGATGGATTGTTAGGGTCAGTATTAAAGTTTCTCCAAATTTCAGTTACAGGTACTGTACCATCAGCGTTTAATCCGCCTTTGATCATTAAGTCTGCTCTTGAAGATACTGAATAGTGTACGTGTGCTTCAGCTCCTCCTACAAAGTTGTAGAATTCACGGAAACCAGAACCTGTTTCAATATCAGAGAATCTTTCTCCATACTCACCTCTTGCAGAACCTTTTCTAAAGAACTTAGTCCCTTTTGCAAGATACTTGTTATCTAAGATTGCTGCGTTGTTGTTGTTAACTAATTGAACAGTGTAAACAAAACCGTCACCTGCTGGGATAATATCATCAGCTGTGATGTAAAGTTCAAGTCCATTATACTTATCATAAGTAATAATGTCACCATGTCCAAATGTTCTTTTGTTGATCTTAATCTTAAATAGAGTTCCATCAATACCTTTGCTATCATTAGCTGGTTCAATGTCTGCTACTACGTAAGGTAGATCTTGTGCAATAGGAGTTTGCCACTTGTACTCACCTCTAGCGTTGTCTACTAATATTGTATTCTTTCCACCAAAAGAAGCCATTTGATATAAAGGCATTTCTACCTTTTGGGTCATAGCCCATAAATCAATTGGTCCCATATCCATAGGCTCAGAAGATCCAAGCATTTGGGTAAGGTGATAAGAATCAACATGAGAACTAGCTTTATAGCTTGTATCACGTAGGAAAATCCCATTATTTAAAACTGGAGTTGCCATAATTTTGATTGTTTTTGATTAATAATTATTGTTTATATTTAATTTACTTAATTAAATTCGTTTAAATATGTTGTTAGCTCTTGGTATTTTTCTCTTAGCTGTTCTTTGAGTGGTTGGTTCTTGATCTTTAACTCCTAAAGATGTAGATCCACCAGCATTAGATTGTTCAGTCTTAAGTTTTCTTACCGTACTTTCTATAGTTTTCTGTGCACCTTTATCCATGATCTTTGCTTTGTATCCATCTGGATCTTGCAATAACCATAATGCCTCAGATATTAAACCATAGTTTGGCTCAACAAATTGATATTTTTCTAATAAATGTCCAAGTAAGTTAGTATTCTTACCACTAACAGAAGGATAAGAAGGTTGTACCAAACCATTATATATCATGGCTTGTGTTTTCTTATCAAGTTTAATTTCTCCTATGCTACCTGATTTTAATGTTTCATATACATTTTTCATGTATTGTTGAGATGCTTGCTCTTGTTGCTTCTTCTTTAACTGTTGTTCTTGAAGTTTTCTTGCTACAATTTTTTCTTGCATCTTATCTAACTTAGGCTTAAACTTATTAGCTTGTGATTCAAGCTTACCTAAATCTTTCCAGATTTCAATTTCTTCAGCAATCTCTTCTGAGTTACCATACCCTGTTGCAGATAAATACTCAGTAATAATTCTTTCTTGGTCTTTTTCATTTTTAGTACTTAGCTGTCTGTTTTCTTCAACACTAGCTAAGGTTGCAAATAAACCTTTCATATCTTGACCACCATCTGCTACATAGCGTGCTGCTATTTGTAATTCTTGTGGTAGACTATCAAAAAATTGTTTTGGAGTTTCTCTCCTAACTTGATTAGCCTTTTCTTCAAGGTTTGCTTGAATTAACTCTTCCCAGTCTTTTGCAGTATAATCTTCTAATTCTTTATCATCATCAAAAGGAACTATCTTATCATCTTTGATAAGTTTTGAAAATACATCGGTTATTCCTGAGATCTTTTTTCTACCTCTAGTTTCTTTATTTTCATCTTCTTCAGTTATCTCATCTATTGAATTAATAACATCATCAATGTTTACTTCTTCCTTAACGTCATCAGTAATATCTTCTACTTCTGCTTTTTCTTCTACTTTAACGTTTAAGTCATCCGTGTCTGTTAGATCCGGATCAGCAAATGACATATCAGCTTTTTCACCTCTTGAAAAAATGCTTTTTGCAGGTTTCTCTTCAGGTAAAGTTACATCTGCTGCACTTGGGGCTGCTGCAAAAATTTCATCTAAGTTTATGTCTACTTGCTCTACTTTACTATTCACAGTTTTACTTTCTGTTGTTGTTTCAGTACTCATAATATTTGTTGGTTTTAATATTAAACTTTCTATACATATATAATATAAGAATAAACTTTTATAATAAACTTATAATATTTGAAAATTTAAAAAGTTTTTTGCAGTATATAGCTAACACTTATTTTTTATCTTTCTTTTCTTTAGCTGAGGGTAGATCATATTTGTTTTTATTCTCTTTAGCTATATCAAGTTTAGTCTGTGCTATACTTTTTTGGGCAGCAATTTTTTCTCTTTCAACTTGCAATCTATTTTTTTCCATTCCTGATTTAGCAACATTTTCTTCACGCTTAAGATTCATTTGATCTTGATACTTCTGTGATTCTCTGATATCTTTCATAGCATCTTGATAATCAGATTGTTTATTTTCATTTATATCAACCATTGACCCATAACCTGCAGATCTTATTTCTGCTAATAAAACATCATTCTTTCTGTCTTTATCATTTTCTTCCATTTCAACTTGAAGTTTCATTTGTTCTTCTTGTTGTTTAGCTTGGATTTGTTGCTGTTGCATTTCTTGCTGTTGTTGCATTTCTTGCATTCTTTGTTTTTCAACACGCTCTTGTGAATCTTTTAAGATATCTGTTACTTCAGCTATTGAGTCAGCTTTAACAATATTACCTAATTCATAAATGCTTGCACCTGTAGTATTATTTTGTAGTGCCATCTGTTTAAGACTTTCCAAGATAGCTCTATGATTTGTTTTAGTTGTAGCAAAAATATTAAAGTCTCTTAGCAATAAGTCAGTTCCATTTATTGAAAAGTTAACTTTCTCTGCTTCTGATGAAATATAACTTAATCTTACGCTAGGGTTTGTGCTTTGATAATACTGAGCTAAGTCAGTTCTCATTTGATGTACTCTTGGCATCAACTGATCTGAGTGTTGTACAAAGTACATTTCTGTTTGTGCATATGATTGTTGCATAGCCTGAACTACACCTGTTGCTGTTTGTGCTGATACAGCACCTCCTAGACGCTGTGGGTTAATACCTATTGCATCAAAACATTGTTGTTTAAAATAATTTGCAAGTTGAATTCTAGACATTAATCTACTAGTCTGCTCCATGTTTAGAGTTTGATAGTGATTAAAGTTAGTTGCATTCTCAGTATTAGTAATAGATGTATCAAGAGGTAGCATTTGAAAATCTTTCATTGCTACGTATGCTTTTGCATAATTGTTCTTGCCCCAGTCTTCACCCATAGAGTGACGTGGTAAAGCATTCTGATCAAACATTATTACTGTTCCTAATTCATCTATTAGAATGTCAGCAATTTGGTTATTAACCATATTATATCCAACTTGATACGCTTTCATTAAATCTACCAAAGAAGTAGACTTTGTATTTCTGTCTGAAAAAACTCTTCCTTCTACAGGAAGTTTGCAACCATATAGTGTGTTATTACCTTTAAATTGAAAAGGTATTCTTCCAGGTTTAGTTCTATTAATACCAACATAAATAGGATTTATATTATCACCCATTGTTGATCTCCACATTGCTGGTAAATTTGGACCTATCTTAACACCACCCCATACTTCATTAATCCATATCCAATCTATATGCTCACCTTGTAAAAGATTCTCTTTAGATTTGTTTTTGAATATTGATGTATCATATACAGCTTTCTCAGTTATCTTAAATGTCTCATCTATTATCTCTTGTGTAACAGAACCATCTAATTCTATTTTAGTTAAATGACCTATTCTTCTTTGAGTCTTCCAATAGATAGTTGATACTCTCATTAAATTTCCTTCATCTAATGGAGTCATGTCTTCACTCTGATCTAGTATTTCACTTATAATATCCCCACCTGTTGCTGGGTCATTCCAATAATTACTAGTGTATTGTCTGTATGCTAGACCGGGCATTTGAGTATTCCACTCATGAGATCTTGTAGCATCATAATATGATCCATCATTTTGATATCCATTAACCTGATATTGTGCTGATCTTGCAGGATAAATCTTTTGTAAAGACGTTAATTGTCTTTCATCCATTAAGTATCCATACTTATCAACAACATCAGATACAGTCATCAAATCTATTTTACCTACATAATTTGAATCTGATATATATCTTTGATCAGGTGATTTTTGATAAAATGTTAATACAGGGTTCCATAGCTCAACATCATAATCATCCTCTAACATACGGAAATGCCAAAACTCTCTGTCAGAAATTAGCATATCTCTAAAGCCTCTTTCTTCTAACTCCTGCATTTTGAATCTCTCCTCATCTACATTTAATTGATGTGATGCCCATTCTTCAACCATACTTCTATATGACTTACTAAAAAAGTCTTCTATCTCTGGTAAAGTTTTTAATGTTTCAGGATTAAGTTGTTGCTGTGCTTCTTTAGAACTTGGGTCCATACCCATTTCTACCATCTTCAAAACTAAATTAGTCTCTGCTTCAGCAAGTAATGTTTCTTCAATTTGAACTCTTTTTTGCTCAAGCATTTCATTATAAGATGTATCATCAACAGCTCTAAATTGTACTTTAGAATATCTTTTAGCAAACTCACCTGTAAGAACGTTTATTACATTGGGTACAATTGGATAAAATTTTAATTCCAATGCTGACTCATTCTCAGCAGTTAAAACATCCATCATATCTTTATAGTCATTATCTGGCTCTACAATATAATCTGTTTTATCAATAATACCTTTAGCAAGCTTATAGTTTTTAAGTAAGCGTCTAGAATTGATACGTAAAAATTCTATACCCTGCAATTCAAGCCAATCTAAATTCCATGCAGCCCAATCATCAGTTTTCTTTTTATATGTTAAAAACTGTGTAGGTTGCGTTAAACTAGAAAATGTTGGTCCACTTTCTGCCTTAGCACCGTTCTTAAGTTGCATTGCATTTAATACTCTCATCTAGATTCTATTTAATATTCTTAAAACCTGAGCGTCTTCTATTACCACCTAAGCCAGATCTACTACGGCCTATATTTTTAAACGCACTGGTATACTTTAATTTACTTATTTTTTCTGAATTTACCAAAGATTCTCCTTCTGATTCACGTCTTTTAGTATAACCTCTATTTGATTGTTGTATTTTGGCAAAAGCAATAAGTGCACCAAACGTAACTAATCTATCCACGTTAAGTCCAGGGTAATATGCAGACATTTCTTTAATTAGCATAGGATCTGGTATTCTTTCTATACCTAATGTTTGATTCATTACACCACCATCATCATCTAATTCCTCATCTATAACCTCTCTTATAAATTCAATTGCATATGATATCAAATGACTTTTAAATAAAGTACCTGTATTCTTCCATCCATACTCTTGATAAACTGTTCTATTAGAACCAAGATCTTTTAAGAAAAGTATTTGTTGTTTAGGTACAAGGTATCTTTGTTTTTTTCTAGCAATCATATGTTGAATAAACAATGATATATTATTCTCAACAATGGTCCATGCATTATACCATTCTATTATTAATTCTAGCCTTTGATGTGTTTTATTTATATCATCAAATCTTCCACACCATGCTGCTACAATTTTATCTTTTTCTATAAACTGTTCTATGTCTCCAGAAACAGTTGTTCTAGTAACTTCAGTAGCATTTTTGTAAACATATATACTACATAAAGAATCAGAAGTTGTTGTTTTACCTTCTGACACGGGATCAATAGAAGCATAATATGCTCCAAAGTCTGGTTTTTTCTTAGCAGGTCTTTCCCACACAACTATAGATCCAGTTTTATCTGTTTGTTTTTTCTTAACTGGAAACTCAGATATAGGTAATTTAGTTGTACGTTTTGCTACAATACCATCTTGTTCTTTTTCAAGATCTAATAGTTCATAGGAATATTCTTTTTCTTCAATCTTTTTTAATTGTTTTGACAATATACCTTGTGGAAAAACTGATGCTTTTCTATATGCAAAAGCTTCAGCTATATTTTTTGGTTTCTGAGATATTCTTAATTGAAACTGTTCAGGTCCTAATTCAGACTTCCATCTTGCTCTTTCATTGTCTATAGCTATAACTGCTTCCTCTATTTCTGAGTTTCCATAAGCATCAATATATGGAGGCATAGACCATTGTTCTGGTATAAATAAACCAGCCATCCCTATTGTGCCTTCTGCATCCATAAGGTTAGTCTCTACAGCATATATATCATTAGCATTTGGATTAAGTATCATATCCTTTAAAGGATTACATTGTTCCAAATCACCAACTGACCCTGCTGCAATAAACATTCCTGTAGTAACCATACCTGAAGACATTGCAGGGCGTAGGTACTCATAAGTTTGCATCATCTTTGGTGCTATACCTGCCTCTTCATGAAAGAAGTATGAACATGGTCCACCTACACCAGTTGTTGCATTTTTCTCAAATGATGCACCTTGTATTTTAGATTTTAAACCACGTGAAGTTTTTCTGTTTCCTACCTTAACTTCTATCTGCTGTTGCCATAATAATACTTTCTCAGGATTACTAGGTCTATACCAAGCTGTATGTTCGTTTAAGAAGGTTTTGTATTCTTCTAGAAATTTCCAGGAACCTTTATCATTAATATAATCTTTTAATGATGCTCCAATTTTACACGTACTACCTTCTTCAAACCAGTACGTATTAATTATCTTACCCATATGGAAATAAGAAGAAGCAATCTGACGTTTTTTTAATATTGCTGAATGTTGATTGTTTAGCTCTGCTAATAGTTCATACAAAGCCATATGATATTGTGCATCTCTAACTTTAGCAAAACCATATTTTTTTTCTTCTTTATCAAATATTGGTAGAAAATTTAACCACATATAATAATCCCTAGTTAAATACCAAGTCTTATCTTTATTCTTGTAAATTACACCTTCCCTACATTTGTTCTTCTGATCATCCCAATAATACATGAAGTCTTTTGATCTAAAAGGAGAACTACAATATAAACCTTCTTTATTAAATCTTTTAGCTTCTTCATTGAATATATAACTTGTTTCATCAAATTCATATTCACCCGGCTCCTTGAATAAAGAGTATATGTATTCCTGAAAATCAGAATCATTCTCAAACTCTGTTACAGACCAATTACCTGAATCATATGTAGGTATAGTTCTACTCATATCTTATAATTGCAAACACATCACCAGATTGCAATAATAAATGCTCTTGTCCATCATGTTCCATTGGGGTAGGCATAGCATGATCAGCATATTGTACCTCATCACCTATTTTAATTTCTGCAACATCAGCACCTACACCAACAACAGTTCCTTTAAACTCTCTCTTTTGTGCTATCTCAGGTATTATTAGACCTGATGCTGTCTTTGTTACTGCCGCTTTTCTTTTTATCAGTAACCTTTTGCCTACTGGAATTACTACTTGTTTTTTCATCTTTGATTTTTATTTGATTATTAATTGGTTCATCCCAATAACAAAAAATGTATTGGGTTTCTTTTTTAGAGTTGATCATAAGCAAGACCTGCACCCCCTCTTACTGAGCTTTCCTGTTCTTGTTTCATATCAGTATATGCTCCTTTATATGATTGTCTTATATTCTCAAATTTAGCTGCTGCATTAATCATAGAGTTCATATTACCATCTCTACCATGTTCTATAGGGGTAACCTCCATATAACGTGCAAGTCTGTCTAACATGGCCTTAATACCCACGTAAGCTCTGTATGTGGGAGTTTCATATAGCTTTTTACACATGTCTAACGCATACCTTATCTTACCATCTTCTGGAGATTCTTCTAGTTCAATCTCATCTATAATAATATCTTCCTTTTCATGTTCAGGTAAATTAAAAAATGGATTTAGATCTGGATCAGGACAACTTAAATAAAATATATACTGATATACTTTAATGTAACTATCAGGATACTCATCCATAATACTTTTAAGAAATGGAAGTGCATAACAATGCTCTGTTACAACTAACTTGCTATTTTGTATATCAAATAATTTTACTATCATACTTCTTTAGATTTAATTATATCTTCCCATAATTTGTTGTAACCAATCACTAAAATTATTGGTTTACTTTGACCAAATAATAATACTTCAGTGTGTGAGTCTTGAAACTTATTTGTTGCTACGTGAAAGTACTCTTTAAACCATACTATTTTATTAAGATCAATACGTATTTTTGTTTCTTCAAATCTAAAATCTGTAGGTACTTTTGATTTTCTAGATTGCACTTCTACTGCTGCTATATACTCTTTCATTATTGGTTATCTTTTAACCACATCATTAAAGATGTTACTTCATCTTTTAAATATGGAAGTTCATAAATTTTTATATCTTCTAATACAGGCTCGCCATTTACATGCTCATTTATAGGATATCCATTTTTATCCTCTCCAACTTTCTTAAACTTTACATGCTGAATAATAAGTTTACCTACTTTAAGTTTAGGGTTATGCTTTTTAATAATATACGCATAAATACTGAGTTGTAAGTTATAATGATTAAGATTACAATCATCTAAATGATTAACTGGTCTAAACATTTTGTTTGTTATACCCTCCCAGTTTGTAAATCCTTTCTCTTTTATTTCTTTATTTGTCTTGTAATCTGTAATATTTATTTTACCATTTACAATTTCTACTAAATCAGCTTGACCACAAACTCCTAATGATTTTAAATAAACTAAATGTTCAGGATATACACCATCAGAAACCTTCTGTTCTGGTGCTATTTTAGTTCCTTTATTATCAACAATAGGTTTGATGATAGGAACTTCCACACCTTCTCTACCTATTGTATTTAGATCTAACATATCAGATTCTCTTTGGTTATGATAAAAGTTACCTAGTTTGATTGCTCTATCCGTCTCACCATCCCATGCTGCTATGATTTCTTTTGGAGTCATACCATACCACTTAGATCTTTTATTTTTAGATGATTTCTTTGCTTGACCATCTCTATCAAACTTAGGTTTAAATTTACCCACCAAAGAAGTGACGCTAGTCCATTTTATTTTTTCTTCTGTTGTGCTTTCATACACATGTCCTTCTTCTATAAATTTTAGTCCCATAGTTATGCTATTGTTGTATACCAATAAGAATTTGTTTCACCAATAGTAATATTAGTAACATGGTCATTGTATACATAGTTAATTATTAAATTCTTCACCTTCTATTTGTTTAGTTATTATTTCTTCTTGTTCTTCTGTTGTATATGCATCCCAATATCCTTTAGGGCATTCTGAAGATAAAGATCTTACTTTAAAGCTTAAGCTACATCCACAATCTCCACAACACGGTTGGGTACCTGGTGCAATACATTTATCTCCTCCAGCATCAAACAAAGAACACTTTACACATATTTGAAATCTATCAGTTGCTACTGCTTCAACATGCTCTTTTTTAAAAATGCTATTCTTAATTCCTTCTGCAATTTTATCAGCATTTTTAAATACGTCAAGATACTTACTCCATTTACCTTTCATTTCTAAACTTCTTTTTTTCTTTAATATCTTTTTGTATTTGATCCATTGCTATTTCCATTTGTCTTATTTTTTTAGATACATCTTCACTTTTTGCATATCCATTATAAGTTCTTTTAGCTATGTTACCCAACAGACTTTTGTTTTTGAGGATAGCATTTTCTAACTTATTTATTCTTAGTTCAAACGTACCTAATCCTTCCACATAAACTCTAGGGAATGATATATCTGATAATGACTTCCTTACCTTAGAGTAATAAAAAGAAATAAAGTCATCTACAACTTGCTCATGTACTCCTACCTCTTCAGCAATACCTTTTTTAAAATCTTTATGAGACTTGGGATACATTGCCTAAGATTTTATAATCAAGTAATACTAAACCTTCTGACTGAACATTAATATCTTTATTTAAAGAAATTGTTTTTTTATTATTACCATCTTTGATTAGTAATCCCTTTTTCTCAGCCTTTGTTATTGCATTTCTAGCTGATTGTGGGCTTTTAAATATATTTTTAGATACTAGGTCCAAACAGAATTTAGTAAGCTCTACACCTTTATTCTTTGCTAGTTCACATAAAAACTTAATATCTGAATTAGATATTATTATATCATTAAAAAAACAGTACGTAAGTATTTGATACTTTATTGATGAATCAATACTTACTTTCAATTTTAAATCTACTTTATTTACTAACGCCATTATAAACTCATTATCATATCAACCATGTCAGGATGAGGATATATATCTGACTTACCACTTCTAACATTTCCGTGAGTCAGTAATCCTTTTACCTTACCATAGTACGCATCTTCCTGAAAATCAAAACCTTTTGAAGGCCCGTACTTTTTGATATATTGTTTTAAACCTAATCTAATATCTATTTGATCTCTTTCAGCAACAAACTTAATCCACTTTTCAGTTTCTTTTATTTGTTTCTCAGAGTATGCATGCCATAATAGTTTACCTTTAAAAGCTTCTTGTAAACCTATCACTTGTTCTCTTTGACACAATGATTTTACGTATGTTCTATTATTATTATCAAGATAACCCATATTACATATTTCTAATCCTACAGAATGACGGTTCATATAACCAGAAGCAGTTCTTCCAAGGTGCCATCCTTGGCATCCTTCAGGAAATGCTTGAACCATAACTCCGTTATAATCATCATTTCCATTTCTATGGTTAATTCCACCTAATACAAATTCAGTAGCTACTCTCCCTCTGCTATCTCTTCCCCAGTGATCAATGCATCTATAAGGATTGTCATTACCTGCTGTGTGATGTAAAAATACATACTCATTCTTAATAGGTCCTTTTAAGTATTCTCCTTCTGGTAGATAATGTTTATGTATTATCTGATTAAAAGGAGTATTAAAGTATTGCTTAGATGAATCAGTATCTTCATCAATATCTTCTGTTACTTGTGGTCCCTTTTGAAGTAAAATAGCCCATGTATCAGAACCTACAATACCATCAGAAGCTAAACTGTGAGATAATTGAAATCTAATTACATGCTTTTCTGTTTTAGGTCCAAATACTCCATCAGGAGAGATCATTAACTTTTGCTGTAAAGTTTTTACATCATTGCCCGTATCACCTTTTTTTAGCAGTCTCATGTTATTCTACATTAGTTGCTGCTTTCTCCATTGCGGCTTTGAACTCTTTCTCATCTTCTGATGGACCTTCTGCACTTTGTTGTTGGGCTGCAGCTTGTGCCATAAAGATTTGAGCTTGCAGTCTTTCTGCTCTAGCTTTATCAATGGTAGCTAATAACTCCTCATATTCTGCTTGAACAGTAAGATGTGGGATGTTGTCTTTGTAAAATGCTGTAATTTCTTCTCTACGGCTAGCTAACTCTTCTTTTGTTAACTGAGGATCTTTATCCTGAAGTTCAGGATTTAATTTTTTAACGTCTGACATTTCTTTTGGTTTTAAAGTTAAACATTAGTACAAATATATACAAATAGTTTAAATTTCAAAAGTTTAAAGACGTTTTATTTTATTCCGGTGGAAATAACGGATTTTTTTCCATAAGGTTCATCATATCAACTAGATCCGATTTGATGTACGTTTTAAAGTTGATAGCATAATTTTCTACTGGCCAATTATCATTATCAATAGTAGTACTGTCTGGTGTAATAAATGGTGAGCTATTACCAACTGTTTTGTAAAACGTATAAGTTTGAGGATCACAACATGTGTCCTGTATTTGTTTAGTAAATCCTAATTCTATTAAATCTGCTTCTGTCATGACTATTTATTTTTGCATTCCTTCTTATGGCTAAACCAACCTCCACACTTGCATTTGATATAATATACTGCAGTAGTAACTACTGGTGCTGACGCAACTGCTGTAAATATATTTGGGTGCCAATGCTCTCCACATATGCCTAATGTATGTTTTATGACTTCAATCATTTACCTTCTAGACTTAGCACCAGAACATTTCCATCTTTTACGAGATAGATTGTTTGGTGTATTTGGATCATTTCTTTTTTTCTCAGATACTCTTTTTTTAATACCTAAACTTCTAGCACAGTAACTATCTCCTTTTGATGTACCAGGTTTTACTCTTGGTCCACCACCTTTAGCTTTTCCAGCTTGTCCGTAACTTACTTTCTTACCAGACTTAGTTACTTTAACTTTTGCTTTTCCTTTTCTTGGTGTTGCCATTATCTTTTCTTTCCTTTATGTAAACCGTGGCTTGCGTGTTGTTTACCTTTCTTAGTGGCTGCCCTTTTCTTTGCGTTTGCTGCTGCTAATTTCTTTTTACCCTCCTTAGTACTTTTGAGTTTAGATATAGTCTTAGAGGGTGCGTATACTTCTCCAGTTTCAGAAGACTTCTTTCCGCTTGCCGTTCTCCATTTCTGTTTAGTCCATCTACTTAGGCTTTTTTGTTGTTTAGTCTTTGCCATTACTTCTTCGTTTTATATCCTCCTCCGTTAGCTTTGTAACGTTTAGCTAGCATTTGAGCTTTACGTGCAGACCATTGTCCAGCACCTCCACCTTTACTTCCTGCTTTGATTGAATTAAATAATCTTTTACGCATTTCCGGTTTTGTGTAATTACCCGAACTATTTACAGTACTTTTTTTCTTTTTTGTTGCCATTGTTACTCATTTATACTTTGTGGGTATATTTTATTTACGAGTTTCTGCAGCTTAGCACACTTCTCATAAGCTTCCTCTTCAATATAATAACTAATCATATTTTCTAATTCTTCTTGCATTGGCCCTTCAGTTGGATCAAATGCCATAACAGCTTCGCCCCCTTTTGTAAATTTATCAGTCAACAAGTCTTCAAATGTTATTTGATTAGTTAGCACTAAATAGGAATTGTTATATGCTGTCTCAAGCATTACTGCGTCTAGTTGCATTTGCTCTATTTCAGTCAGTCCATTTTTATTATCCTCCCCACTGTTGTCATCCCAATTTGCCATGTTTTCATTTTTAAGTTAAACTGCGTCTATAGAAACAATATACTAATTTTATAAATCCTATAAAAATTTTTCCGTCATAACATACCCCCCACTTGAGTAAAAAAGTTTGTATACCCCCATCCCGGCCCTGGCAAAATTATATATTTAGCGTGCTTGAGATGCCATACTGAACTGCTCCCCACCTAGTGTTTGTGGTTGGGGGTACCCCTGTAATGTTCCACAATTTTAATTAATTTTTTAAATACTTTAAATTATGGTTTACTTTAGAAAACTAAACATCAATGAGTCAACTGGCTCAGCAACAATCATCGTGAGCTCAGCTCCAATGTCAAACAACAAGACTACTCTTGCTGGTCTGTCTGTTGCTACAAGAACACAAGGGAACATCTCCTTTGGTGTGTTATCTCTGATAGACCCTGAAACTAATCAGGTGATGAAGAGTTCTCATCCAACAATCAAAGCTCTTGGGCAAAAGCTCAACCTTGGTGATGAGATGGCTGGCTTCAGGTTAAGTGAGCAAAAGGTAGTTAATCTACAGACTGGTGAAGAGAACCAGAACCTGTTCTGGGTTGAACAAGCCTAATCAGGAACAAGGGGTGTGTGTAACAGCACACCTCTTTTAAACGTTCTACTGCTTTAGGGTATACATTTACATCCTATTGCTATAGACCATACAATCCTATTGTATATATTCACTGCTTCCTTCCTCTTTCACTTCTCCCCACCTATAATACGTATACATTTATACATAAAATAATTATTCATTAAATACATTTATTATGCAAACAGCAGTTTATTTTAGAAAGTTTAGTATCAATCAGAATACTAACAGTGCAACACTTATTGTATCAGACGTACCAATGGTACAATCTGAAACTACTATAGCCGGTTTAAAAGTGGCAAGTAGAAAGCAGACCAACATTAGCTTTGGTGTGTTAAGCCTAATGGACCCAGAGACAGGTCAAGTAATGAAGGCAGATCATCCTACAATAAAACAATTACAGGACAAACTAAATAGAGGTGATAAGATGCCTGGCTTTAGATTGTCTGATAATCCAGTAATGAACCTATCAACTGGAGAAGAAACAGATTTGAGATGGGTTGAGGCAGTTTAGTTTAGTAAACCGTAGATAAATTGATTAATCAGTGTAAAAGCTGGTTAATCTTTTTATTTTTTGTGCGTTAATGTGTGTTATGCAAACAGTATGACATCACATACCCACAATATACCACCTTTTACCACTATCATAACTACCATAGCACATTAATATATTAATATAGCTAACACTACTACAAGAGTAGCAATTACACTCAACAATACTACATAGGTAATGTTTGTCTCTTCCTCTATAGGATAAGAGCCATAGTACCCGGAATATTATAATCAAAAGCTTAGAGATATGAGTCAAGCAATACCACTTACTATTCTGAAATAGTGTAAGCCAATAATGGATAAGCAC